AAATACAATGTATCCTCCAATAAAGGTAAATATGGAGAACAAAATTTGTGTAATATTTTGAATAGTTTATATCAAAACGCGGAAATTAAAGATACAACTGGTATTAAATCCTCGGGTGATTTCATTATGGAAAGACCAGATAAACCAACCATTCTTTTTGAGAACAAGGATTATAAACAAAATATCAATAAAGAAGAAATTGCAAAATTTATTGTCGACGTGGATACCCAAAATACCCATGGTATTTTCTTATCACAGTATTCTGGAATTGCATTCAAGCAAAACTATCAAATCGATATTCACAAAGGTAAAGTTCTCGTATATGTTCAAAATTGTGAATATTCGGTTGATAAGATTCGTATTGCCGTGGATATTATTGATAATTTGTCTATTAAACTTGAAGATTTTTATGAAGACGATGAGAACAATACCATCTCCAAAGAATTATTGGATAATATCAATGATGAATATCAAAAATATATTGCACAAAAGGAGAACATGTTGATATTACTTCGAGATTTTCAAAAAAGAATGCTTTTACAAATCGAAGATATCAAATTTCCAGAACTTGAAAAATACTTATCACAGAAATTTGCGTATGTTAAAACAGCTTGTTTTGTTTGTGATTTATGTAATAATTTCAACGCTTCGAGTAAACAAAGCTTATCCGCTCATAAGCGAGGTTGTGCAAAAAAACATAAGACCATAACTACCAATGAAAATACTTTTATCAATAAAAAGTAATAATTTAGTGTAAATTTATTTATACGTTAATAATATATATGAAAAAAAAGAACCATACAAAAAGAAGAATTACACGTAAAAAAATGAGCAAAACAAAAAGAAAAAACGGAGGATCTGATATTTTTGAAAATATTTTTGGTGTAATTAAACACGATAAAAATAATAAAGAAAATTTTTATGAAACCAAGATTACTGTAAACGGGAAAGAATATAAAATAAATTATTTTACACCTAATAACTATTTGGCTTTCAAATCAACAGATCAATTAATAACAACACCTACTTTTTCTCTTTTTCTAGATAAAGAATCAAGTGCTCCTACAAATATTACAATAAAAATTGGCGAATATGTTATTAATTCTATTGTAATAATAAAAAATAAATGGTATGCAATAATTCGAAGTTTTGAAAAAATAAAGAAATTGAACATAGATTCTTTTTATTACAAAATTAAATCTGGTGTATTTTCGAATAAAAATGAAAAATTGTATATTAACAAAAACAAATACAAAATAGAACAAAATTCAATTGTATTAAATAACACAGAATATACGAAGCTTGAATCAAAAGACACAGCATATTTGATACTAAGAAACTTTTATATTCAACAAGAGGCAGGAGAAATAGGTAAAGAAGCTATTGCAATTGAAGTTGCAAAAGAAGTAGGAGATGAATTTTTTGCTCCTGAAGAAGAAGTTGTTGTTTATGATGATTTTCTTGATTTTTAATTTTATCAAAAAAAATAGTACCGTAGTACAATTTTTAATTTTTTCGATTTTGTGATTTTTACAAAAAGTACAGTTGTAATTACAAATTTTTCTAGAATGTTCTCGAAATTGGAATAAAATTTCGAGAACATTTTTATAGTTTTGGTTTCATTACAAAACGCGTCACTCCAATATCATCACATTGTGATTTTGAATAACCACAACCAGTGTGTGTTATACCATCCATAGTAGTCATATTCCAAGGTTGTAACCATCTGTCTTGAATAGTGTCTTTTAATTCTTCCGCTGAACACTCATAAAGCATACGAATATCCTGTTCTCGAATATTATCTTCTTCGTCATAAATCAACATATCTGTAACACCATCACTCACGCAAACAGCTACAATTTCATCTGTCGGTTCTATTTCAAATCGAAATACATCTGGTGCTGGTTTTAGATCATTATTATGTCCAATTGATTGTGTCGATGCAAGTTGATTACCATTTTTCATTCTGATATATTCGGAATAAACTGCTATCATTTCTTTTTCTGATATTAATTTTATATTTTGACTTTTATCGTAGCTAACTAAATCACCCAAACGCTCTTTTTCTTTTGAATTATTCCAAAAATGTTCTTCACTTTTGAAAATTAGTTCTCCATTACGAAATAGAAACATTCTGGAATCTCCGCAATTCATGCACGTAAGAATATTATTTTCTAATATTCCGCAATTCATCGTAGACCCAGAAGATTCACCTCGAAATACAACTTTTCGTTTTAATAGATCCTCTGAAATATCTTCTATCGGCGAATTATGTTCCATAAATTCTGCCAGTTTTCCATTCTTCATCATTGTACGAAGTTCTCCAATTACACCATTAGAACCATGTCCATCCCATATTCCGAAATATCGTTTTCCTGATGCAGTTTCACCTGAAAATGGTTGGTCTTGACCCTTTCCATTCTGTTCAACCGCTGTTGAAACTTCAATTTCGTGACTCATTTGTAAAGATTGGATCATTGCTGCCATTGTTAATTATTTTTGCATTTATTTTGAAATGAAAAAGGATTTCAATTTTTCGATTGAGAACATTTTCTGTGTATTTTATATATGTTTTTCAACGATATTTCCAAGTTCTCGAATACAATCGACTATTTATCTATATTTACAGCTGCATTAATTACTGATTCTTTTGTTATTTTACGTGTTGTTTTAGGTCAGATTAAATCCAAATATTTAACAGAATGGTATCAAAAATATGGTTTGGCCGCTGTTTTAGCTGACGTGCTTAGTATTATGATCGGTATTATTCTCGCGCGTTTTGTTTATTCAAATTTTTTTACCAAGTTCTCGATTTTACCATTTTTATTTGTCGTTGTTATTATTCAATGGATACATGATTTGTCTTTTGCACAACTGTTTAATGCTATTCCTACAGGAAAAAGTGACATCATTGATACTTTCAAAGATTACGCGAAAGAATTTGGTATCGCTATTTTGTTCGCCGATTCTGCCATGATGGTCGCAACTACGATTATTGCTTCTATTTTATCAAATTATAACTCAAATATCAATATTATTGTTCTCATCGTTTTTGCCTATATATTACCTTATTTATTGTACTCGGTGTAATTTTACATTTGTATTGACAAAATTACAAATGTAAAACGTCTTATTGATTATGCAGTGTTTTAGCGATAATGTTTGTAATAATTTTATTCGACGATTTATATAATGGAAAACACCATTGTTTATACAGATATAGACACATCTTGTAATGTGTTCAAGTCAATAGATACTTCAAATTGTTATATTCGAGAACCTTTTGATTTGTCCAGTACGTTTTTCAAAGAACATTTTGAAGGAAAAGAAATGCTGCTAGGGCAAACTATTCGTGAATATTTTTATTTTACAGGTTCACCTGGACCACCAGGTCCTGCCGGATTGCCTGGACCGGCCGGTCCCACCGGTCCCGCTGGTGCTCCTGCTACTCATTTTTCCAATACTTTTTTGAATGTTTATAATACAAATCAACAACAAGTTCTCAAAAATTCACCCATTATTTTTGATACAAATAATTATATACACGGTAACTGCGCACATAATCCCCAAACCTCTCAAATTCATATTTGGTCACCTGGATTCTACTACGTTTATACCAATATTTATCATATTGAGGGTTGCCAGTTCTCGCTTTTTAAAAATACAGACACGATTGTCCCGGGTAGTACAATTGGTTCTCTCACTGGATCCTCACAAAATTCGAGCGTAGTCATTTTACAAGTTACCAGTGACGATATTTCTCAACCTTGTCCATTTTCACCTTTCGGTAAAGCATGCATTATTGAAGTGTATAATAATACGCCTTATATTCCATTTGTGACACTCTACGATAGCAGCGGACTCGGATATTCTATACCACAAATCAATGCTACATTAACAATTTATTTATTGCATTCTTGAAAAAATTGAAATCCTTTTTATTTATCGAATCATCTCAATTCAATGATTAAAATGTTTAAGATTCAAAGTATGTTTGATAAATATTTACTTTCCAGTAAAAATTTGTCGTTACAGGGAAAGAAATTCGGCTATTATTATGTGTTCCGAACACCGAATAATCAACTCTATGTCGTTGATGATGAGTCATTTCAAGAAAAATTATGTGGGCCTTTTATCAAAAAAAATATCCGTCCGGATTCCATGCGACCAGAAGACACATTTACTATTCAAACCAACGAATTTCGCGGTCTTTTACAGTACAAATATCGCGTTCTGGGTGAGTATTATATTATGAACAATGAAAAAAATAACAAAATATTTATCCGCGCTACGGACATGGAAAATTAAACCCATTCCAGTGTGCTAATATAATTTAATATTTCTTTATCTAAAGATAATGCAGGTGACCAATCAAATTGAGAACAAAATATCGTATAATTGGCATCTTTTTTTACGCCATTTACTTTGTATTCTATGAGAGTCCATTCAGGTTTTTGAAATGGATAATTCGGTGGTAATTCAATCGTATATTGGATTTTATGATCATATTGTAAATAAGAATAAATATAATTGTTAATGTCTTTTGGTAAATCGAAAATACAGTTTTTTAGTAAATCAAATTCGCGTTTATAAGATTCGATTGTTAGCGTATACTCGAACAAATTATCATTCACATTTTCTAGATATATTTTTCGTGTATGATTTTCTGTGCTTTTTATACCAAAATAATCGTGTAGTTTAGATATATCACATTGAATATTATAGAATTTTTCAAATAATCTTAGCATATATCGATTTAGGTTCATAGGATTTGTTTTTGCTGTTTTTTATTAATATAATATTATATTCAATTTTATGTTCTCAAAAAAATAACAAAATATAATATAACACAAAAAATTGATGCCCGGTGATAGCAAAAGTAGAAAAAGCAAAAGTGTAAAAAGCATGAAAGCAAGTATGAAAAGTAAGAGTAAAATCAAGGGTAAAAGTATTCGTTCAAAGGTGTCTAAGAAAAAATCGAAAAAACTGTCTTTATTTAACAACATAAGTTACGAAAAAACTTTTACTAAAAAAATAGAAAAAAAGGATATACCACAGTTCTCTATTGGTAAAGATGTTACATCATATGAATCGAATGTTTCTTTCGCACCAGAAGATGAATTCATGGATTTAGTATATAATAAAATAAGTGACGGTCCGCAATTTGTAAGTTTACCGGTACCACAATGGAGACATGCTTTTCTTGTAGATATTCAACCGAACAACCAACGAATAATGATATCGGATTGGAGAGGCGACCGCTACAAAACAGTCGGTCTTAAAAAAATAGGAAATGTCAAAAACAGAAATTATGTGGCTCGGTGGGAACAATATTCTAATTTGATGGTTGAATTGGAAAAAAAATACGGCTGGCCAATAGAATATTATCCGGTAGATGAAGAATTATTTAATAATTCATATGAACATAATGAAATGTGCAAAGGTGGAGGTTGTTCTCATTACGTATATGCATGGACTGAAAAATATAAAAAAGTTTATTTCCCTGATTATAGGTAAATAATACCAATATAAAGGTATTTTTTTATATTGGTATAATCGTAATGAATCCTCCTCCTATTCCAAGTGGTAATGGTATGATGGATATGTTAAAAGCGCAACTTATGACTATGACGATGGTATCTTCCATGAATGGATCCGAAAAAACGGGCAATTTTTTTAATGTAATATATATTTTTTTGGCCA